ACCAATGCATCATGCTGTGTCGTAATCTCGCTTGCTTCTACGTCCACCATCGCTATGCGGGGAGCGGCAAGCGTGGCATCAAGGACGGTGAAATATCAAAGTAACGTCGGCGGTTTGTCGAATGCAACTGGCTTGGTAGCCATGAGGATCGGATGAACGACCAACAGAAAAACGCGCAGCAGCTCGTAGCCACATGGGCATCCTTTGTGGCTATCTGCGTTGGAATCGGAACCATGCTTATGCAGATGGGTAGGCGGGACGCGCAACTCGTCTCGACCGTCGAGCAGGTGCGCGAACTTGGGAGCATCGTTAGTGATCTTGCCAAGGCTCAGGTTGCGTTTACTCTTACAGACAAGCAGACGGAGGAACGTCTGCGGGAACTTACAGCGAGGCTTGAACGCCTCGAAAGGAACGGCAAATGAAAGCATCTTGGCGCACAACTTCCGCAGGTATCGCAGCCATTCTTGTAGCTGTCGGTGCCGCGCTTACCGCACTCACGGACTCTGACCCTGTGACCGTTCCCGATTGGGGCGCAGTTGTGGCTGCGGTCATCGCAGGCATCGGCCTGCTCTTTGCGCGTGATGCGAGGGTGAGCAGCCAGCAGGAGGGAATCCGGTGAAATGCTCGATCGAATCATCGCGCAACTGGCGCTTGCTCTGTTTTCGTATTTGGAACGCCGCATTGAACGCGGTCGAGTCGCGGTCGATGCCGATTTGGATCGTGACCGTCTTATTCTTGCTGGCTCTCGGATTCGCAAGTGGATGCAGCAGAACGGTGCTGGTCAAGGAGGGAAGTCCGATCCGAATGGGTCCGGATGCCAAGGCAAAGGTGTATGCGCTTGTCGAAGGCGAATGGACTCTGAGTAGCAACGCCGTCCAAATCCCTGAAGGCTGGTATCTCGTCTCTCCGGAATGGGTTGACATGGAAGACGTCGGCACGAATTGACGAATGGCGAAGGCTCGAAACAAGATCCGGGTTGATGTCGGAGCGCCTGGGAAGCTCGGTATCAAATGGCTAACGACCGGGCAGATTTCCAATCGACTTGGTGTGGCGCAAAAAACCGTGACCAAGTGGATCGATGACGGTCGGTTGATCGGGATCAAGTTGCCAGGATCCCGTGATAGGCGGGTACACCCGGATGCCTTGGAGGAATTTGAGAGACACTACGGATTCGATCGTGCAAGAGGAATAAGGGAATGATGAATGGGCGCATTGAATCACGTTCAAATCTATAAGGCCGACAAGTCGATCCTGAGAATCGACTACAAGCCCAAGAAGGGAACGGATCACATCGATCTGCTTCTACGATCCGACGCCCACCACGACAACGCGCACACCGACATCGACATGGAACGCCGCCATCTGGAAGAGGCGCGCAAACGCGATGCGCTAGTACTCGACAACGGAGACTGCCATTGCGCCATGCAGGGTAAATGGGACCGCCGCGCGGATCGGTCTGCCCTGCGTCCCGAATACCAGTTCGGAAACTACCTTGACCGCCTAGTCGATGAGGCAGTCAAGTTCTACACCCCCTACGCTCGCAATTGGTGCATGATGGGTCTCGGCAACCACGAGACTTCAATCCTGAAGCACCATGAGAGCAACCTGACCGAGCGGACGGTCGAGAAGCTGAAGACGCTTGGGGCCGTCAATTTGCAGTCCTGCGGCTATGCCGGCTGGATTCGGCTTGTTATCCATGCGCCGAATACCCGGCGGATTGGAAGCCTGTGGGTGTACTATCACCACGGGTACGGCGGCGGTGGCCCTGTGACTCGTGGGACGATCCAAACGGCCCGTATGGCCGTCTATCTTCCTGATGCAGACATTGTATGGACAGGACACACTCACGATCAATGGATTGTGCCGATCGAGCGGTATAGAATTACCACCGGGGATAGGACGTATTTGGATCGCCAAACTCACGTTCGCACTCCCGGATACAAGGACGAATTCAGCCCCCAAGAGGGTTGGCATACAGAGAGAGGCGGTGCGCCCAAGCCACGAGGCGCACTTTGGCTGAGAGCGTGGCTCACCAACAAAGGCATCGTTGAATACGAATTGACGGAAGCGAGGTAATCATGGCAGCACCCACATACAACTTTGAGATCGAGCAGGGAACCACAACGGTCAAGGTTCTTCAGTACACCGACAGCAGCGGCAATCCAATTCCGCTGACAGGATATAGCGCGCGTATGCAAATGCGCCCGACCGTTGGAAGCCTGATCAAGTACCTTGATTTGGCGACTTCGCCTGGTACTGGAATTGTCATTACCGCTTTGACAGGCGTGATCACGATCACAATCAGCGCGGCTACGTCGGCGACGATTCCGACCGATGGCGTTTATGACCTTGAGATTGAATCAGGTTCTGGAGTTGTCACGCGCCTTCTTCAAGGCGCAATTAGCATCTCGCAGGAGGTGACGCGATGAGTTTGGTCATCACAGAAGTGGTCAACACCGTCACGGTCACAGGTACTGTGACGAATCTAACCGTGCAAGACACGCTCGCAGTTCCTGCCGGCGGCGATCTGAGCGGCACATATCCCAATCCGACCGTGGTCAAGATCAATGGTGTTGCTGCTGGCGATTACGTCAGCAAGAACGTCGATCAATCAAAGATTTTCACTTTGTTCACCGACTGTACGGACCGTGGAGGGTTTGTTGAAACAACTACCAATGGCGGATCCATCGCTTATTCTGCCAACTATAGTGGCCTAAGTGCGTGGTCAGCTGCCTTATCTATCCCCCCCGGAGCAACTGTTCCTTCGCGTGCTGAATTGACTGATGCGGCAATCGGCGTTATGTCCACAAGTCAAGGTGTTGCTTTTGAATTTGATTGCGTCGCTGCTTACTCATTAGTAGATCCTGCTTCGCGCGCACATCTCGGATTTTGGTCGAACACCACTACCTCTGCGTTAAATCTTGCTTGCTTTGTTGTTGATAACACTAGTGCAAGTTGGCAATGTGTTGTGAACAATGTTACAACCCCAACGGTTATAGATACTGGCATCTCTTACAGCACACCTAACACCAAATTGTCTGTATCAATCAATTCAGCCGGAACGCAGGTCGTATTTAAAATTGACGGCACAGTTGTTCATACGGCGACTACGAACATTCCAACTGGTGGAATGAGATGTGGAATTGGAATTCGAGCTCATTCTGCATCGCCAAGTAATCAAGCCACAATGTTGCTTGAATACGCTCAGCTCCGCTACTACCTCAATCGCTGATGCCTCCTGCGCGCGATGACATCGGCCCTTTGTTCGTGGCTGAAAAAGCCGCGCGTCTCCTTATCGAGGAGGCAGGGGCCGATGCCGTCGTTATTCTGTGGACAACACAGAAGAGGCGCAGCACGAGGTTTTGGCGACATCAAATTGGCAACGCGATGTTGTGCAACGCGATGGTGGTGAAGTCTTCTGAGGATCAAGAGGCCGTTCAAGAAGAGGAAGAAGAAGAGGAGGAGGAGGACTAATGACCCTTTCCCGAGGCTGCTGCTGCGGTCCACGCTGTATTCGTGACTGCATCTTCAACACCGAGATTGACAGCGGTTGTTGCCATCACGCCGATACGCTCCTGCTTTGGAGCGAGCGCCCAGGATATACGGTGTCGCAGCATTTCCGTCAGGCCGGGGTCAATCCCGGAGATCCTGTGTGCGAAATCTGCTACTCGCACACGCAGGGCGCAATGTTGCCCGTGCAGTCGATCTACAAGTTCCACAGTTGCCGATTCGTCCTGCGTTACGCGCAGCTCGATGATCCGGTCAATCTGATCGAGCTGCCGACGTACAACAACATTTTCATGCAAGGAGAAGCTTGCAAGAATCCTTGCTGCCATCCCGAGTACGACCCAGATCAATGCTGCTACACGGTGTTCCCACCGGCTCCGGGAGAGCAGCCGTGCCTATGCGACACTTGGTTTGGCACAGGTCGTGGTGGCCTGTCAAACTCGCGCAAGGACGATCTTGCGAACGACGCCACGACTTCGTGGTTCATCGACATGACCTGTCACAAGGATGGTCTTCCGCTCGGCGCAGGAGTTCCAAGGCTATATGACCAGTTCCTGTGCCTCGTCTTCTATGAGCGTTGGTGGCGCATCTCAGATTGCCCGGATGGCGTTCGCATTCGCGTCCCCGGTTGCACACAGGGCGCGGGAAGCAATTGTGGCGGCGTTCCGTTCCAGACCGACGATCTCGTTCCAAAGTGGTGGGTATTCGCCTGTTCCGGAATCCCGCTCTATCAATGCGATCTTGATGATGCGCTCTCAAACGATGTGATCGACGCAGCTGAGTACGCGCAACTCCTTGCCGATATCGCAGTCGATGGTCAGCCGACGAGCCAAGAGACGCTGAATAAGCTCGCCGATGCCGGGTATATCGCGGCCAAGGATTGGCGACCTGAGCAGCGTCAGGGATTCATTGATTTGGATGCCAAATTCCCGACCGCTGGTTACGACTTATGCATCGAGGATGTTGAGGACATGGCCGAACTTGGCCCGTTCCGCAAGCGGTTCTGCGATCAGGATGTCGGCGTGACGAACAGGCCGTATCTGCACAAGGACGATGTGTACGTCGATCAGGCTCCATTGCAGGCGATCTGCATGAAGGACTATCCAGGCAATCCGGCGAGTCAGGCAGACTACGACTACTGGCGAGAGCGTCAATGGGTCTACTTCCGAGGCATTCCCGGTGGATGGGCATGGGTCGATTGGGACGCAGCCGCTGGCACGGGATTGACCGAGGAGCAGGCCATCGCAGCCGGATATGGGCGCAACGGCGGCATCGGTGGCCCCAACGTGCTAGACGCGCCAATCCTGTCGTTCCGTGGCGAGCCGCGCCCCCCGGTCAATTGCTCGGCCTGTCCGCAAATCTGTCCGGACACGGTGTACTGCAATCAATGTGAGGATGACTGTTCGTGGTGCGGCACGGCTCCTCTCGCCGGATGCGATCCGCCGACGAATTGCCGCAAGTTCGCGATCCGGGCGACCTGCGAGGGAGTGCGCTTCGTCTACAGCCAGTACTACCTCAAGAACGATCTTTCGCTCGTAGAGGGCGTGTGCGAGGCCGATCAGGAGTACGTCTGCCTGTTCACGGTCAACTCGTATTTGGTCGAGGCTCGACGCTCGCGCGATTCGTGGCTGGACGAGATTCCATTTACCTGTCGCACGGAGACCCCACCGCTTCCGTCGTATAACGTGTGGCCGGCGGTGGCTGTCGGTCACCGACCCCCTGCGGCCATGTGTAACGAGATCACGGAACCCGTCAATCCGGCGAGTCCCAAGTACGACGTATCCGACCTGTGCTGTGGTGGAGGCTGCATTGTGTATACGGAGTGCTTCTACGGAGGCACCAACTTTGGATGTCCAGAGGAAGGTCCGGGCAATCCATGTCCTCCAAACAATGACTGCGCTGCGGATGTGTTCGTGGTTCCGGCACAGATTACCTGCATCGGCCACGCGCTCGATTGCGAGGTCATCGAATGAGAAAGATGTATTTTCGACAAGGCAAGTCCTACAGCACGGATGATTTGCCAAAGGCGACTGTCCGAGAAATCAATGCTGCATCTGAGACTGTGCCTGAGCGCGAGGTGACGGTTTCTAATGTCAAGAAGTACCTGACTGCGGAAGCGTCCTTGCAGCTCTATGGGCCTGTGACCGATGCGGTATACGAGGAGCGCAAGGCACAATGCATTGCTTGTCCGAAGCGCATGGTTACCGACAAGCTTCCTGACGAGATTGGATTCTGCGCCGGGTGCGGGTGTGGCGTATCGCAGCGCAGCCGACTCACAGTCAAACTGACTATGCCTGAGCAGAAGTGTCCGTTGGGCAAGTGGGGTCCATCGCCAGGTCGCCATCGCAAACTGCGCGATCGAATCAGGGCATGGTTTGCTCAACTCACAATTGGCTGATCGCAAGAAAATTTGCGATTGACAACCGTCTAACAAGCCGATAGAGTGTCTGCGCCACCAAGACGAACACCCGATCCCCCTGCTGCCTCCGGCCTTGGTGGCTCCGATTCGGCGGCAGCAGGGGGACTTAAAGGAGCCTGATAATGGTAGAAATCAGACGAGATATGCCCTCGCGGGATTATCACGCAATCGTGGCCGCATCGGCATCGCGACTCAAGGAGTTCATGCGATCGCCAGCGCACCTGAGAGCGATGGACGGCTATCCGAAGCAATCGTCGGCGTTTGCGCTCGGTGAGGCGTTCCACGCCTGCGTCCTTGAGCCGCAGCGGTTTCGATCTGAGTTCACGACCGCTCCTGATATTGATCGCCGCACTACCGCTGGCAAGGCGCATTGGGCTGCGTTTGTCGAGGAGAATCAGGGCAAGACGATTCTGTCTGCGGATGACTACGCGACAACGTGGGAGATGGCCGAGTCGGCTAGACGGCACTCGACCGCTGGCGAACTGCTTGGCGGGTTGACGGAGCGCGAATTGTCGATCCTGTGGACGGCGACTTGGCCGAACGGCACGATTCCCTGCAAGGCTCGTATTGACGGTTACAACCTTGAACAGCGTTGCATCGTGGATTTGAAGTCAACTACCGACGCAAGTCGCGCTGGTTTCACAAAATCCGTTGCCAACTTCTCATATCACATTCAAGCCGTGTGGTACATCACCGCGATGAAGAACGCCGGGTTCGATGTCGAGAGCATGGTGTTCGTCGCCGTCGAGAAGGAGCGCCCTTGGGGCGTTGCCTGCTACACGCTCGACCACGATGCGATCATGGAAGGCGCGATGGCGATCGCCCACGCGCTGCCGAGACTGATTGATTGCGTGACGCGCAACACTTGGCCGGCATACACGGAGCTCATCGAGACCATTTCCCTTCCGCGCTGGAAGGTCGCCAAAGCGGAGGAGACGCTGTGAAAGAGATCATCGAACCAGTTCACTTGATTCCGAAGTTCAGCATTGGGGTTCAAATCCATGAGAACCACGACGAGTGCGTCGATCATATGATCGAGGACTTGGGGGATATGCTGTCCCGCCTTGACAAGGTGTATGAGCGTTTCGACCGCAAGTACGGCGACGATATGGACAGCAACCATGTGCGTTTGCCTGGAGACCTGTTCTGCAAGGTCTTCTTCGAGATGCAGGACATGGTCGAGTACCTGAGATGGATCCGCCAGCAGAAGGGCATTTCGCAGTTCAACTACAACTGCATCGAGCAAGGAGAGACCGAATGACGCAGCTTGCCATTCGACAACTTGATAGCGACAAGGTTGGATTGATCGCCCGGACGATCGCCAAAGGTGCTTCCAACGACGAGCTCGAACTGTTCGTCGCCATCTGCAACCGCACCGGACTCGATCCGTTCGCTCGTCAGATATTCGCCATCAAGCGGTGGGACAGTCGTGAGCGGCGCGAGGTCATGCAGACTCAAGTCAGCATCGACGGCGCGCGGCTCGTGGCGCAGCGCAGCGGTGAGTACGCAGGACAGGACGGCCCATACTGGTGCGGCGAGGACGGCGTATGGAAGGATGTGTGGCTGGCGAAGACCCCGCCTGTGGCTGCTCGCGTGGGAGTCGCGCGGCGGGGCTTCGTCCAACCGCTCTATGCGGTCGCGCTGTGGAGCGAATACTGCCAGCGGAACAAGGAGGGTCAGCCGACAGGGCAATGGCCGAAGATGCCTGCGCTCATGCTCGCCAAGTGCGCTGAAATGCTTGCGCTTCGCAAGGCATTTCCTGCCGAGCTGAGTGGCCTGTACAGCCCGGAGGAGATGTCTCAGGCCGATGTTCCCGCTCCTGCGTTTCATCTGGCGCAGCAGGAGCCTCGCCAAGGCAATCCTGCCGTCGATCAGGCCGAAGAGGAGGCTATTCGCTCCGAGGCCGCAGAGGTCAATCACGCTGCTCTTTCGACAGCTCAGAAGACAATCTCGTCGGCGGAAGCCAAGGCACTTGCCAAGGCTTTGGCTGGCAAGGGATTGACAATCGAGGATCTGAAGGCGACAATGTTCAAGGCGGGATTGGCTGGAGGAGATGACATCACCGCATGGCCTGCGGAGTGGCTTCCAAGAATCCAATCATGGATCAAGGCGCAGCGCAGCCGAAAGGTTGCAGCCGCATCCACCGACGTTTCAGCATGACTTCTACCTTTCGGGGGGACCGGGACCGCAAGGTTCCGGCCCCCTTTCTTGATCCCATGCCATGCGTGGCTACAATCCCGACATCTTTTTCCCCATGCGACCCTGTGGCTATGTAGCCGCAGGGTTGTTTTTGATCGACACCAATGAGCCAGCTCACCACAACCGAAGTGCATCGCCTAGAGCATCTTGAACACCTGATCAACAAGGGAATGAAGGCGTTCCTTGAGGTCGGGTCTGCTCTCGCCGAGATCCAATCGAATCGCCTGTACCGAGCGCAGTACCTGACGTTCGAGGACTACTGTCAGACGCGGTGGGGCTTCACGGCCTCTCGTGGCCGGCAGTTGATCAGCGCCGTTGAGGCGATTGCGTCCTTGCCCGAGGATCTTCCGAAGCCCGACAACGCCGCGCAGGCCGAGGCTCTCGCGCGTGTGGACGAGGAAGATCGCCAAGATGTTTGGCGCGATGCACTTGAGGAAGCTGAGATCGAGGATCGCAGCGTGACGGCGCGTGATGTGCGCGAGGCAGCAGCGCGCGCCAATGAGCGTCACGAGATTGAGAAGTCGATGGGAGAAGGAAACATCGATGAGATCAAAGGGCTGTTTAAGGATCTTCTCGCGCAACTCGACACCTGTGCAGACATGGCGCAGCGCCTGTCAAAAACTAGCGCCGAGGCTTGGTTACTGACGAGCGGAAGCGCGTTGCTCAAGCATATTCGAGATGCTCGCGACCATGTATCGGCAGCGCGGCCAGCGGCTGTATGCCCAGAATGCGGAGGCGATGGATGCAGGAAGTGCCATCAGACGGGCTGGGTCAACAGGGCGCGATTGAGCAGCTTGAAGCCATCACGATGACCACGCTATCTATACTCGCCAAGGTCAATCGGCAGTTCAACATGGCATCGTCTGTCTTGGAGATTCACGAGTTTCGGCGCATGGTCGTGATCGGCATCTGTCACGAACGCTTGCATACTGGTTTCAATATGCTCGCTCGGGTTACTTGCGAGACACCGGAGTCGGCAAGCAACCTGTATCAGAAGTGGAAGAGATTGCCTCCCGATGTTCGGGATGCATGGCACAAACTCTGCCAATGAACTACATGGAGCCACCATGCAACTCAGGCCATATCAGAATGATGCCGTCAAAGGCATCTGCGACAAACTGTCGCTCAACCGAAGCACCGTAGCCGTCCTTGCGACGGGGCTTGGTAAGACTGTCGTATTCTCCGAGGTGATTCGTCGCGCGCTCCAGCGCGAGGGTCGCAGGGCGATCGTCTTGGCGCATCGCGAAGAACTCATCACGCAGGCGGCTGACAAGATTCGTCAGGTGACGGGCCTTGAGGCCGCGATTGAGATGGGCGATCTGCGGTCGAACGAGCAATCAATGTACGGAGTCTCGTCCGTAGTCGTGTCCTCAATTCAAACGCAAGTTGCTGGCAAGGGCGATCGCAAGCGTATGCACCGCTTCCGCAACGACAACCCTTGGCTCGTCGTGGTCGATGAATGCCATCACGCGCCGAGCGCGTCGTACAAGAAGGTGATCGAGCATTACATGATGCACCCGGCATCAAAGTTGCTCGGCGTGACTGCGACTCCCGACCGCCTCGACAGGCGCGCGCTCGCGCAGGTGTTTGAGACTGTCGCCTACCAGTACGACGTGGCCGATGGCATCAGGGATGGATGGCTTGTACCCGTGCGACAGCGATTCGTTCAATGCGAAAGACTTGACCTATCGAATGCTCGGAAGAACGGAGCGGACTTCCAGTTGAATGACTTGGAAACGGCTCTTGAGACATCGCTGCTTGAGATGGTCGCTCCAATGGTGGAGATTGTCGGGGATCGTCGGACGCTTGTGTTTGCCGCCACGGTCAAACACGCTGATCGCATCGCCGAGCAGTTGAACCGTCCGGGCATGAACACCGGACCTGCGGCCATCGTTCACGGCGGAACGCCCAAGGATGTTCGACGCGACCTGTTTCGCCAGTTCTCCGATGGCAAGCTTCAGTACCTCGTGAACGTCGCCGTCGCCACCGAGGGCTGGGACGATCCAGCCAACGATGGCAAGGGTGTGCAAGTGATTGCGATGATGCGCCCGACGCAGAGCCGCGCACTCTATGTGCAGATGCTCGGGCGCGGCACAAGAACATTGCCTGGTGTCATCAATGGTTTGAACACCCCGGAGGAGCGTTGCGCCGCGATTGCCGCTTCTCCAAAGAGTCATATCCTCGCATTGGACTTTCTCGGCAACTCGGGTCGGCACACGCTCGTTCACGCCGGTGATGTACTTGGTGGAAGCATGGACTGCGGAACGTCTCGCGGAAAGCGGGAGAAGGCGCAGCGCGAGAAGGCTGGTGTCGGCGACGAGTTCGATGTGCTTGAGATGTTGACCCATCAGGAGCGCGAGCATCAGAAGAAACTTGAGGCTCAGACCCGGCAGCACATCATTGGAAAGGCGACGTTCAAGAGCCAAGAGATTGATCCGTTTGAGGCGCTTGGCATCGTCCCGAAGAGCGTCCCGTGGTGGCAGAGAAACATTCCCGCGACTACGAAGCAGAAGGCAATGCTAGAGCGCGTCGGCATCCGCACGAACGATCTTGATACGGGCAGAGCATCGCAGCTCATTGAGGCGATCATGCAACGACCAAGCGACAAGCAAGCTTTCGTTCTGCGTCGAGCCGGGATCGACCCGTCCAAGGTTGATCGTCGCCGTGCGAGTCAACTCATCGATCTAATCAAGAACGGCAAATCCGCAGAAGCGCGATCGATGATCGGTTGACACCATCGAACACTCGTCATACATTCATTGAACAAGGAGAAGCAGAATGCCGATGAAACAGAAGAGTGTGCGTCGGACGATCGTGATCAGCGACTCAACCAAGAAGATCCTTGATCGTCTGTGCAAGCAGAAGAGCCGTCAATACAAGTTTCGATTCACGAACCGCCTGATGGCGGAGCTTGCGATCCGAATGCTTGATTCCGAGTGGAGGAGCAAATGACCGCAGTCAAGCCAGAGAAGCACCATCCGTGGCATGAGGACATTCAGAGCGATGTTGATCGCGCGAAACTCCGCGCTCGGATTGTCGGCATTCGTAAGCGCATTGATGATCTCAAGTCAGAACTGAGGATTCTTGAAGGGAGACTCTCAAGTGGAACAAAGCGAAAGCCTCGAAAGTGACATTCGGTTCTATTCGATCATGGCATTGATCGGATGGGGTCTATTCTTGTTTGCATTTGGCTTCATCATCGGGAGGATGACATGACCAATGACATCGTGGCGCGCCTGCGCGGTTCTTTGCTACCGGACGATACGGTAAGCTCGATTAGAGATGAAGCCGCCGCCGAGATCGAGCGGCTGCGGAAGGAACGCGACGAAGCGAGGTGTGAAGTCTGCGAGTGGGTATCGCTGCACATTCGATCGAACGAGAAGTCGCCAAGGTTAATCGCGATTCAGCGCGGCTGGAATTGTTTCAGCGACTCAAATGATGAATGCCAGCGGGAGGCGTTGTGAATCCATACGAGATAGATCCGCCATTCATGGTGTCGTTTAGCGGAGGCAGAACGAGCGCGTTCATGCTTCGCAACATTCTTGATGCTTATGGAGGATCTCTTCCCGATGGTGGATATGTCTTGTTTGCCAACACGGGCAAGGACATCCCGACATACGCGCAGATGCTTCATCAAATCAAGATCCAGCCGGAACTTTTCAACGGAGATGACGATGAGCCAATTATCCCATGCACCTGTACTGACTAACCAAGTTCTGACTGTTGGCTCAATGTTTGCAGGCATTGGCGGTTTTGATCTAGGCTTTGAACGTGCCGGATTTCATGTGTCTTGGTGCATCGAATGGGACAAACACGCTCAAGCTGTTCTGCGTAAGCGATTCCCTTATGCGACGATCTACGGTGATATTCGCGAAGTTGATCCCGCGCAACTCGCGCCAGTCGATGTCGTGTGTGGTGGCTTCCCTTGTCAAGATTTGAGCGTGGCAGGTAAACGAGCTGGCTTGGCCGGCGAAAGGTCAGGTCTGTTCCATGACGCAATGCGACTTATTCGGAAACTTAACCCCAAACTCCTCGTACTCGAAAATGTCCCCGGACTGCATTCGAGCAATCGAGGCCTTGACTTCGCCACCGTCCTCCGTGAAGTGGGCGAAGGGTGGGATTGTCAGGAGGTCGCGTGGAGAATACTGGACAGTCAGTTCTTCGGAGTCGCCCAAAGACGCCGTCGTGTGTTCGTTGCGGCAAGTCATGCTCTTGGATGCGCCGAGCAAGTATTGGCTCTCGCAGAAGGCGTGCGTTGGAATCCTGCGCCGCGCAACGAAGCGCGGGAAGACGCTGCCGGCGATGCTCGCGAAGGCGCTGACGGCGGTGGCGGAAGGTGGCCTGCCGAAGTAGCGCCGACGCTGAACTGCGCCTACGCCGACAAGATGGGCTTGGAGGATCAGCACGCACTTGGCGGCGCGAGGCATTTCGTGCCGTCTTGGTGGGATGGCGGCGACACCGCCGCAAGCATGACCACGCGATGTCACGCGCAGTCGATGCCCGACAAGGCGAACTTCGCAGCGGTGATAGACACCGTGCCGTTCAGCCCACACGGCCACTACAACTACCAAGAAAGCGATGAGGCGGCGACCCTACAAGATCGCGAGAACCGCATCAACGGATCGACGCATCTCGTTGCTTTCCGCAAGTCGAAGCGCGCGCAGACCACGACCGACGATGAGACATGGGTCGATGACGGGGTCGCGAACACGCTGAACGGATTCGACACGGGGGACACGCGGACGACACACGCGATAGCAGTCAATCTCTACAACCAAACAATCGACGGAAATCAAACGGCGATCGTGACATCTGCGACTGGCGGCACAAACACTAGCGATCCGAAGATTGTCGCCTTCGCATCGAACCTCGGATCGCAGGGGGGCGATGTGTACGAGGACATCAGTCCGACCGTCCGCACAGGCAGCAGCGTAAACATTCCAAGTCCGCCGGCTGTGGCGACCGGCATGATCGTCCGTCGCCTCACTCCCATCGAGTGCGAACGTCTGCAAGGATTCCCTGACGGCTGGACGCAGATTGGCACGGCTGAGAAGCCGACAGCAGACTCGCACCGATACAAGCAACTTGGCAACGCGGTGACCGTCAATGTCGCCGAATGGATTGCGAGGAACTCATGGAAGAACCTGTCAAAGTAAAGACTGATGACATCGTCTACTTCCGCGCTCGCGTTTGCGGAAGAGAAACATTTGAAATGGCAGGACGCGAGTGTGTTCTTGTCGAACCTGTTGACAAGCAGGGAAATTCCATGAAGACAGGAGGCTGGGTCTTCGGCATTCCTGTCGAGTGGCTTATCCCGGTCGAAGAGATGCGCGCAAAGATTAGGAGGTCACGCGATGTTTAAGGTGCAGATTGAATCTGATTGTGCATTCGGTCATGTTTCGAGCACGATGATCCCGGAGGTCAAGAGGATCCTTGAAGAGAAGCACGGCGTGAATGATTTCGAGGATCTGTGGACGGTCACCGAACTTGAGATTTGCGATAACAACCCAAACTTCATCGAGGTCAACACATGGGTAAACAACGGACAACCGGAGGACAGGCTGTATCTGACATCGTTCATCGTGAGCGCGATGGAGCTAGACGCACTGTTGGCGGCAGCAAAGGTTCTTCGTCAGGGCTACGACGGCCAAGCTTCTCCCTGAGCGTCAGATGTGGATTGCGATCTCTACTGTCTCGCGTTGAGCCACAGGATGACTTCGAGCGTAAGGCGGTCGCGTGGTTTGAAGCAATGTCAAAGTTCCGTCACGCTAAGACGATCGATGACTACTCGAAGAGGGTGAAGAGTTGTTTACGTTGATCGACAGCAGATCCGGTCAGATTGCCTTTGAGGGCAGGCGTTGCACGAAGAACCATCCGTGTCCAATCTGTCGCCATGATTCATGGTGTCTCGTGGATTACGACCGTGGGCTGGCGATATGCCCCCGGACTGAGGGAGGGCGCAAGGTTGGCGATGCTGGATGGATGCATCCGATCAGGAATGACGCGGAGGCTCCTACCGCGAGTCGATGGCAGCGTCCATCGGAGGAGATTCAGCCTTTGCCCGACGCGGAGAAGATGCAATCGAAGTTCATTCGACAGGGTGAATCTCGCATCGGTCTACTTGCGCTCGCGCTTGGTCTGTCTCGCGAATCTCTGATGCGGATTGGAACCGGATGGAACGGCAGCGCGTGGACGTTTCCGATGCGGAACCATAACGGCAACATCGTTGGATTTAGAACTCGACTTGAGAACGGACAGAAGCTGGCGATTCGGGGTTCGCGCGCTGGCTTGTTCATTCCATCGGGTATTGCGAGGGATGACATCATTTGGATTGTTGAGGGACCGTCCGATGTCGCGGCTATGCTCGACATGGGTTTGAACGCAATTGGTCGGCCATCGTGCCGAGGAAGTGAACTGGAGATACAACGATGGGTGAAGGGTCATCGGGTAGTGATCGTTTCCGACAACGATGGGGCAGGGATTGGAGGCGCAGAAAGCCTGGAGAGGACGCTGCGTGGGTCGGTGAGCAGCGTGGAAACGATCCTCCCACCGTGGGGGATGAAGGACTCGCGGGAAGTGGCGAATCACGGTGGCAAGAAAGACGATTGGCTGATACTGATCAGCGATTTAAACGACCGGAGGAATTCCAATGGCCGGCAAGCGTAAAACTGACGGGGATGGAGACTCCGAGGGACTTGGAGTACCTCCATTACATCGCATCGGCGGGGCAGATAGACGAGGTCATCGCCCGGTGCAGGTTCGGGAAAACTTGCGCCCCAGGAATGTGGGCGTTGATTCACATGGGCCATCCGATCATGGAGAAGCCATCGAAGGACGGTCGCCAATGGATATGGCTCCCGAGTCTAGAGTGAAAGAACTGTGGATGCCACAGAGCGGTTCGGATCTAAGCATCTACAAGCAGATGCTTCGACTCGGCGCGATCAAGCCATATGAGATGCCGCAGGGCATGGAGCGTCTCGCGCATCATGTCATGGGCATGATGGAGATGGCACAAGCCAGCGGACGAATGCGCGATGCCATCAAGTGCGTCGAGATCCTGCGAATGCTGCAAGCGGACAATCGTGCGATGGCTGTCGAGATGGACAAGATCGAACGGCTTGACGCTGGCAAGCCTACGACGATCACGGGACAGGTCAGTCCCGAGGTTGCCGATCGAATCAAGCGCATCGTTTCGACACAGAGATCGCGTTCTGTGCCGGCGAATACGGAGGACACCAATGTCGGAAGCACGAGCGAAGACGGTACTCCGCGCCCTGATAGCAGCGCAGGACGGGATTGACGCAAACAGGGCCATCAAGCCGGCATTCGTCCGTGTTCTGATGGATGAGATCATCAGGCTGCGTCGGTTATTGCAGGCTCAGGACAACCGCATCAGGAAACTGGAGGGCAGCGATGGAATGGATCTTCACGGCTCAGGCGGTCCCGAAGGGTCAGCCTCGCGCGAGGGCCGCTTCGTTCGGGGGCAAGGCGAGGATGTGGACTCCCTCGACGGCTGATGCATTCAAGACTGCCGTGGCCTTAGCAGCTCGCGAGGCCATCCCCCCGGAAGTCACGCCGATGCGTGGATTGATCTCCGTGCATTGGGTTGCGTATCTGCCGCGCCCAAAGCGCCTGATGGGACGCAAGGCCGGCGCGGGACCGCTCCCGGCGATGTGCAAGCCTGATCGTGACAACATCGACAAGGCGATCTGCGATGCGCTTGTGGATGCTGGGATCATCGGAGACGATAAGGACATTTGGTCGGGCAGTCAGAAGAAGTTCTACGCAGAGAAAGACGGCGCACCACGCGCAGAGATCATGGTCTGCTACGCGAATACGGAGAGCGATTGATGGCACGGTTCACAGAGACACTTCGTCAGGTTCTTGTCCGCTATGCAAAGCCTAGTGCGGTCGAATTGACTCAAAGCGATATTGCGGAGGAGCTCGGTCGCAATCGGGCGACGATTCACTCGCATTGCTCCCGGCTGATTACGCTTGGCTATCTGCGCCGTCTATCGCATGGACAGTACGAGATCACACCCGAAGGGCGAGCCGTGCTGGATCGAAAGGGGACGGCCTCACGAACGATCCGCTGCCCCAGCTGCGGCCACAAGATCATGGCCTGACAGGATCCGCCGGATCGTCGTGTGCGCCAAGACTGAGCAGTTCCGGCCACGAACGCCCTCTGCCGCCAGCCGCTGCGCGATGAGCCGGAATCCCAAGCCTGTCGCCCGGAGCTCTTGGGCGCGACGGATAGCCGTCTGCTCGTGCGCGTCGGCCACGAGGATCTTGCGCTCCTTGCCGTCGCAGACTTCCGTACAGGCCACGCGATAGCCGAAGGGGACCACGCCGCCCGTCTTCTCGCCACGGGCGCGCTTGGCCTTTAACGCCGCCGCTGTGCGCGCACGGATCATGTCCCGTTCGTACTGCGCGAATGCGTCCACGATGACCCGCATGACGCGGGACATGGGATCGTCGGAATCGGTTCCCTCTCCGGCGGCGGACGCGAGCCTCGCGCCTTTCCTGGCGACCTCAAGATCCACCCATCCGGCCATCATGTAGTCGCGCGCGATCCGGTCGCGCTTCGCCACAACGAGAATGTCGCCGCGTTCGAGGGCTTCGAGACAGGCGGTCAGCTGTGGACGATCCGCGACGGGGGTTGAACCACTCACCCCTTCGTCAGCGAATACGGAGACAGATGTCGCGCCTAGCGCACGGGCCTTTGCCTCACAGGCGGCGCGCTGGGCCTCAAGGCCTAGCCCGCTGTGCGCTTGCTCGTCGGTGGATACCCGAAGATAGATGACCGCGTTCACGCTCCACCGTCCTTCAAGTAATTCCCGAGGAGATCGACCCGGTCAAGGCTCTTGAAGAGAGGGTGCGCCTTCTGATCGGCGCACCACTCATCGAATGGCGTGGAATCGCCATCCGACTGCGCGATGCCGACGTATACATATCCATCATCGTCTTCATATAAGGCGTAGAAGTTGCCTCCAACATCGCCCGGGATGCGCTTCATTCGCACCACATCCCCTGCGGTGTTGATGATGTCGTGCATGATGTTGAAACGAACCCTAGGGTCGATCATCATAAAGCAATCCTTCAGCCCGCTCATGCTTCCTCCCTGCGAATACGGACAGGGGACTTCATGCGAGCCTCCTCCGCGTCGAGAATGTCCACCAGGGCGTGATACACACCGCACCCGACCTGCTGAACGCGACCGTTACTCCAATGGGTGATGGTTGCGATGCAGGCGATGCCGTTCGCTTCGGCTTGCTTCCCAAGCCAGTTCCACGTTCTACCCAACTTGAGAATTCTAGCGTCGATTCCCTCGCGGACGCTGGCGTTGTATCGGTCCAGCTGCTTGCGATTCTGCTTGCGGTTCACTTGTTCTTTCCTTTCAGCTCTGCGTTGAAATGATGTGCGCTCAGGCGAACGGCACGTTCAAAGTCGATACCTGCCAGCAGGCAGGCATGGCGCATATCGGACAATGTGTCGGTCAGATGTTCGGCTGCAACGTCGATATTGCCTTCCTTGGCATTGCGTCGGAATCCCTCAGAGTACTGTTCAACGCATTGCAGCGCGACGTCGAGACTGTCGTAGATTTCGTCTTTCATCGTGTGGCTCCCGCGAACTCAATCGCGATGGAATTGCGAACGTCAACTTGGCGAAGGTTAATGTCTCCAACCCTGATCGGGTACATAAACTTGAGATCGTGAATACGGATATCCACGACCCAGCCGCTCACCACACCCTGGTGATCAATCGCGATGGCGGTCACGCACCGCATGAGATCGTTATCGAAGTCACTGGGAAGCACAGAACCGCCTTTCGCGCTCTCGTTAAAGAGAACGTAGACGGACTGCCCTTCGGGAATGATCATGCCATCGTCGATGAATCCCTTGGTAAGGCGCGCGATAGCAACGGTGCGACTATTCAAATCTTGGCTCATTGTGTGACTCCTGAATACGGTCCGTTTCGATGGGGCGACGATCGCCCGATTCGCTCCCCCGTCGCATGGGGGAGCTGTCGGAGGATCGGCGATCATGCGCGCCAAGTGAGGCTGTCGAGGCCGCACGAACGCGCGCAGGCGTCTTCATAGGCGAGGTCAAGCGCATCTGGGCGCTGCGAGTCGCGCCATTCCGCTATACGCTGCGAGCAGGCGGTCAGGACGCGCCGCGTCGTGCCGCACCAAAGAATGTCGCGGCCTCGGTGAATGGTCGTGCCGTCGATGGCAACGCCGGGGTATCGGGCTTGGATGATGCGAGTCATCGTGCCATCCTCCGATTGTAGATCGGCTGGCGCTCCATGATCGGCGTTCGATCAATAAGCACCGCAACGCGATCCAGTAAAAGGCCATACGCTCCCCGGGGGCGGATGCCCCGGCCTCCGCGCGAGATCATGCCGTGCAAACCCGCTCGGTCCACGATGTACGTTTCAAGCTGAAAAAGTCGTTCAGCGGATCGAATGCGCTTCACGCTGCACCCCCTTCCATCGATTCCCCCCAAGCTTCCATCGCAGTCGCGCGCTCGGCGCGCGCGCTCGCCGCAGCGCGCTTATACGAATCGCATTGCAAAAGCCACATCGCATACTCTCCAGCGTATGGCATCGCGCCAGCAACGCCTGCCGCCCGGCGCTTGCGCCCGTTTGCTTCGACCATCGGTGAGGACTTGAACGTGCAACGTGCAGCGCGCGCGCAGGCCTTCGCGTTCAAGTCTGCGATCCACTCGCAAGCTGCGGCCTTCGCTGCGGCCTTCGCCGCGTCAAGAACCGGATGCCAGCCATCGCGAATGCATTCGGCTTCGACCGCGACCATCACCGTGACGTGTTCGCGATTGTGGCGAAATGTCGCCCACAGCGATCCGTCACCGTGGAAAAGCAGACCGCACCGCTGTCTGCGATCCTGCGACTGATACCAGCCATCGGCAGCGAGATCGCGAGCGCGAGCCATTAGCGCGCGCTCCAGCTGCTTGCGATACTTGTCAGAGACTTTCCAGGCAACGCGCGAAATGATCGCAAGATCGTGCGGAATGAAGTCCTCGCAATGCGGGAACTCGCGATTCAGAGTCTCCAGCGTCTCAGTCTCAAACGGGTCGATACCAATCAGCATGATGTTTCTGCCTTTCTGCGGCGTTCACCGCGATAGTGGGATACTAGCGTGTGTATCGGCGAAGTCAAGCCCCCGACTACAATATTTCCCTACGAATACGGTCCGTATTCGCGTATGTGTGCGCGAGAGCGGGGTTTGCGATCGAAAGAAAATTTGCGATTGGCTTGCGCGGAATCCCCCCCGCGTTGCGTCAAGCTTGCGGAGGCGCGGCCCCGGTTCCCCAAGATCTACGCGGCCCCGTGCCGCTTCCGCAGTCATCATCGGCGCACATAAGCACCCGCGAGCCTTTGAGGCGGCGTTCCAGCGCCCCAGGCTGCGGCCCCGCGCGCGAATCTTGGCCGGCGGCCTGGCCGAGCTGCGGCCCCGCGCCCGAATCCTGGCCGGCGCGCGTTCGGTGCCTGTTAGGGCCGGCGCGCACCGAACGGAACCCGAACAAAAAACCTCGACAATCTCGCGAAAAAACTCGCGAACGGTTCCACCTTCACCCGATATAGCAGTACAATCCTAGCGCGGGAAACAACCCGCAGAAAGTAGGTAAACTATGCTAGACCGATTCACTACACCAGAGATTCTCGCGAATGAAACGGGGGAAGACGCGCGCGATATTCGCGAATCGATCGGGTGCCCGAACGTCGGTAGTATCGTATGGGTTTCGGATTCCGGAGAGGCCCGATATATTCCGAGACTTGCGCGTCTCTACTCCGAAATGCTCGACTTGGTCGAAGCGGACCGCGCGGGAGAGGAGGGCGACTACCGATCCGCGCGATATTCCGCGCTCGATTCTATCGTAGAGATGGAATCGATCGGAGTGTGCGAAGAATATACTAAAGCGTTCCGAGAGATTCTCGCGAAGATCGAGCGGGGGGAAGCATGAAACGTCGCACCTTTCGTGACGCGCAACGCGAACGGGAAACCGTATCGGCGCTCGCCTTCGCGATTCTCATTCTCGCGACCCTGGCAACCCTCGCCACCATCGCAGGATTCTAAACCGATGAAACTATCCCTCCCTCAACTACCGACCGTCGCGCGCGCTGCGCTTGCGCTTGAACCATTCGAAACTCCACAATGGCGGGAAGACTTCGCGCGCGGGATCCGCGCGGGAATGACTGCGACAGGGAACCCGCGATACCTTCGGCGTGCGCTTGCGCGTATGCGCGATGCCTTGCAAGGAACCGACTTGTTCGAAGTCGCAGCGCCAAACGCGAGCGGAAATACTAAACTAGCGAAGAACGCGAGCGTAACCGTGTCTTTCACGGGGGCGAGCGGGGCCGACTCCGCGAAGTACAACCCGTGCCCCGCGATCGGCGCCTGTGGCGGAATGTGCGTTCTAGGGCCGACTTGTGGCCGCGCGCGCATGAATCCCGAAGCGATAATCGGAGCGCGCGCGCGTCGACTTATCGCGATGCGGGAACACCCCGTAGCAGCGGGGGTCGAGATTGTGCGCGCTTGCGCGCGTGCGGCGCGCCTAGCGGGCGCCCTGGGGGGCGCGCGGATTGTGGCACGGTGGAACGTCGCTACCGATATTGCCTTCGAGGGTATCGCGGAGCTTCAATCCCTCCAGCGCGCGTACGGCATCGAAGCGTACGCCTATTCGAAACGACCCGCAGCCGTTCGACTCGCGATGAAGGGCGGAGGGTACGCCGGAAGTACGCGTATTGTGTTCTCATGGTCAGAACGAGCCTCAGAAGAACTCGCGTCGGCATACCTTGCGGAGGGAGGAACCGTCGCAGCCGTGGTCGGGGGAATCGGACGCGCCGAGCCTACCGACGTAGTCGAGTCGATTCGCTTCGGGGAAACCTGGTTCCCCGTAGTCAACGGAGACGAAACGGACGACCGTACCCTTGATCCCGCGGGGTGCGTCGTGCTCCTCCGAGGGAAAGGACCGCTTGCGAACCCCGCGACGCTTGACGTGAACGACCCGCGCGGATTCGCGCTGCGCTTGACGGATGAAAGGGTGCGCCGGAAATCGTACGAAATGGTTACTTGACTTCGCGCGAGTCGCTGCATAACCTCAAACGTGGAAAGGGCGAGAGACGGAGACGAGATAGAAGCGAACACCGAGAGAACCGAACGAGAACACCGAACCCCCGACGTAGGCCGATGCGCCCGCGTCGGGGGTTCTCGTTTCGACGTAGTCGATCGGTCGATCCGCACCGCTTGACGCGGGACCGCGATCGCACCGGCACCGGAGCCATGGGGGGGAGGGGTCGAACAAACCCCCCTCCTACCGCATAGACCTTCTGGGAACTTCGGTTAGGCGAAAACCCGAACGCTCTAACACACCCCCCGTGTGTGCGAAATTTCGGTTTCCGAAACTTGCCGTTGCAGACTTGTTGCACAACTGTTGTCGAAATGTTGTTGACAAACAGGCGATGTTGCACACAAGTTGCAGACTGTTGGATCGCAAGTTTTCTTGCGATCTGTATTGTTGACGGTCATGGAAGTGACGCAGGATCATTGGAACCGCGATTTCGCGACGGCCTGTAGGGTGTTGCGGACGAAGTCTATTGGGATTTTGGACGCGGATGACTTGGTTCAGGATGCCTGGTTGAGTTTTCTGCGGAACGGGCATGATGGCCGGCACATGGCTCGGAAGCTGGGGTTTCTGTATCGGACGGCGTGTCGGGACAACCGACGTGCGAAGCGGTTCGTGGAGATGGATGTGGAGCCTGCCTGGAAGCCGCGTGTGGGGGCTGGCGAGGCTTTGGAGTCTCTAAGGACGTGTGGGTTGTCCAAGGTTTCTGAGTCTGTCTTTGAGGGTTTGCTGATGGGGTTGACTCGCATGGAGATCGCGCGACGATTGGATCTGACCATTGCCACGGTGAACTGGATCGTGGCTCGGTGGAGGAATCGCGTTGCTGCGGGGGTATGCCATGCTGGACGATCTCGAAGGGGTGATCCGGGTGACTCGCGAGAACATGACGGAGGACGAGGATGAGTGGCGTGGAGGATCTCACGCCGCAGGAGTTTTGGCACGGTTGTCGGGAGGCCGCGCATTGGTTTGTCCCGTATGTGTTGGGCTTCGAGAATGCGGGGCTACACGACGAGCTGCAATGGCATCTTGATCAGCATGGGAATGCGTACTGCGAGATGCCTCGTGGGCATGGGAAGACGAATCAGATGGTTGGCCGGGTGTGTTGGGAGATTGGGCGGAACCCGCATATCCGGGTGAAGATTGTTGGTTCGTCTGATGACGAGGCGACGAAGACTGTGACGTTGATCCGGAAGGTGATTCAGTCTGATGAGTACCGGAGCGTGTTTCCGGAGATTGAGCCTGACAAGGATTCGTCTTGGGGGAACACGGCTTTCACGGTGAAGCGCAGTCGGTTCATGCGTGACCCGACTGTGGAGGCTGTGTCTGTGTTTGGTCGTGCGGGTGGTCGATCGGATTTGTTGATCGCTGATGACATCTGCGATTTGCGAAATGCGGTGCAGCAGCCGGCCATGCGCGAGCAGGTGAAGGAGGCGTGGACAACGATTTGGTTGCCGACGTTGGATCGGTCTGGGGACAACCCGCGCGTATGGAAGTTCGGTACGCCGTATCACGTTGCTGACATCACGGCAGAGTGGCGGGCGTACCACGAGGACTGTGGCGGGATGTTTCGCCGGCCTGTGAGGGGCTATGACAGCCCTTGGCATGAGGTGTACACGCCGACGATGATGCAGGATCTGAGAGCGCAGTACGGGCCGATTGCGTATGCGCGCGCATATGAGCTGTCGCCTGTGTCGAGTGATCAACTCGTCTTCGACCATTGGTGGTTGGATCGGTCGTTCTACGAGGGCGAAGTGCCTGACTTTGTGCGCGTGACGGGGCAGGCGATTGCTGCGACGGACTTTGCATTCAGCGACCGGACGGTGAGGAAGGGCGATCCTGACTACTCGGTGTTGGTGACCGGATGGCGATCGATGGATGGGTTTTGCTACATCGATAAGGTCATTCGAGCGCGTGTGCCGTTTCCCGAGTGGCAGCGAATCTGCGCTCGCGAGTGCCGAGCGGCTGGGATCAGCGTGTTGATGGCTGAGGGTAATGGACCGCAAGCGGGTCTCGTGCAGCAGTTGTCGATGGCTTGCGAGACGGCTAGCGTTGTCCCGCTCGTCCGAACGAAGGACAAGCTTTCGCGCGCGAGCGAGAAGCAGTCTTTCGTGGAGACGGGGAAGTTGCGGCTGCGCGGCGAGAAGGGGAAGGTGTCGCGCGAACACGCGATCCTGTACGAGGAGATGACTACGTTCCCGGCAGGGGATCACGATGACTGCGTGGACGCTGTTGTTGATCTGATGGAAGCTTGCATGAGGGCCGGATATGGCTTGACTGCAAAGCCCGAACTGACCAAATCAAGCAAGAACAGGTTATGGAGGCTTTATGGATGAGCTTTTGGATATCCCTTCCGGCGACGAGAGCAAGGGTCTGCCCGTTGCGATGAGGCGACCCGTCGCGTTGCCGATTGAAATGCAGCGGACGTATTTCGCGAGCGTTGCGAAGATGCTGCGAAATCCGTCTTTGGCGTACCGCAAGGACCGCCAGCTGATGAAGCAGATGAGGAACGACCCCGACTGCATGGGGCCGCTGACTCAGTTGCAAGTATCGATTGCTGGACTTGAATGGCAGATTAAGCCGTTTGATTCGCGTGATTCAATGCAGGAGGAGATTGCAGAGCGGACGCAAGAAATCTTCTCACGCATTCCTCGCTTCGCAGATTTGGTTCGTCACTTGCTTGACGCTGTGTGGTACGGATCGAGCGCGGCGAATCTGATCTACGCTCGGAAGCCGGATGGCAGCGTGACGGTGAGCGATTGGCTTCCATTCCATCCTGACACGATCACGGTCAATCTTGAGGGCGATCCTGCAATTCGTGTTGGCCCACGGTACTACGCAGATATGGATGGCACGGGTGGCGAAACGCAGCAGGGCTTCGACTCGCGCGTTCACGTTCTCACGCCTATTGAGCGCCGCGCTGTCGTGTGGCATCGCTACATGGTGCAGGGACCGGACTTCGATGATCCGTTCGAGACCGCGTATGCGTACTTAGGCAAGGGCGTTCGCGACACCGTGTGGTGGTACTGGAATCTGAAGCAAGCTGTGCTTCAGAACTGGGCGACGTATGCGGAGCGTTACGCGCAAGGCATCCGGGTTGGTTATTACCCGATGGCGCAGAAGGGCGGCAAGGAAGAGATGGAGGAGATCCTCCGCAATCTTGTCGGCGACGTGAGTGCCGTTGTCCCGCGCTCGACTCCTGGGCAGAAGGACTACGAGATCGAGATTAAGGAGCCTGGTGCAGCGCGCGCTCAGGTGTTTGCTGATCTCTGCGAATGGCTTGCCAAGAACATCAAAGAACTGATTGTCGGTCAGAGCGCGACGAGCGAAGCGGTGTCATCAGGCATCGGATCGAACGTCGCGAGTCAGCATCAGAAGACGTTTACGCGACAGATGAAGTTTGTCGCCGATTGCCTGAGTGAAACGATCACGCATCAACTTGTGCGCGAGATCGTGGACATGAACTTCGGGCCGCAAGAGAACTATCCGAAGTTTGAGTTCTCCGTC